GAACAAGTAATTGATGCTATAAAAAATCCAAAACATAGTATCACCTATTTCTTATTAGATGAAACAGAAGAATTCAAGGTAATAGGTGTTCCAATGGCAGGTGTTTATGTAATTCCAAAGAGTGAAGTTGTTTACGAAGTTAACTTGGATCCTGATGAAACATGTGACCCACTATTGGGTATGAAGGTTACAGAAAAGTTTAGAGCAGAACTTAATGAACAATATAAACAAAGAGCAGCCCTTAAAAAAGAGTATGGATATGGAAAAGATAACAAATGGACAAGAACATTATGATACGATAATATCCAATAATATACGATAATGAGACTATGAGAACATTCAAATCAGTGGATAATTTCCACATAAACAATAGGGGAACAGCATATGTCATCAATCTTGATAATGATAAAACAGACTTTGAAGAATTACGAAAACTTAGAGCATCACAAACAGAGATACAGATAGATGAGAAAGTAGGAAAGATTGTTGGAATTGAGGTTCCAATGGTTAGGGGATGTACATCAATTATTCTTGGATAATGTTTTTTGACCTACAGAATGAAGAACCAGTAGTAACACCTGAAGGATTATATGTAGATGAATTCAAGGAAGTTTGGGATAGAGCAGAGACAAAAGATTTAGCCCATAACTTCTTCGCATACATATACCACACTGAGAATCTTAATTCCCAATATGCAAACCTTGATAAACAAGAGCGTGAAAAGGAATGTAAGAAAGATTATCTGAAGAAGGTTCCCTCATGGCCAGAGCCTAAATGGCTTAAAGCTGCAAGAACAAAGTATAGGAAGTTTCAAACCACTCCTGAGATACGTGCACTTGATGCTGGATTAGAACTTATGGACAAACTATCTACCCATTATAGGACCTTGGACTTTACTGACAGGGATGATAAGGGTAAGCTTGTTAATGATCCTAATCATGCTATGACTGCAATAGGGAAACTTGAAGCTACTGTTAAGAGTATGAAAAAGCTTAGGGTAGAGGTTGCCAAAGATATTGATCAACTTTCCCAAGAGACTTATGGAGATAAGGAACTAAACATGTTTGACAAAACAATATGATAGACCCAGCTGCTGCACATATTTGGAAGATTGAAGATCTTATATCAGAGATTCCTCAGGTACATCTTGAAAAAGAAGAAAAACTCTATGGTAAACTTTCTCCACAAGTATACCAAAATCCTGTTGCAAATCTGCAATGGGATTACTTGTTTTTCAAAGATTCAAGTATTTTTCAACCTGCAGCAGATGCCTATAGGAAATCCAAAGAAGCAGCAAGAGGTTCTAGTAGGAAAGCAACATATACTCCATACCTAAAAGGTACGCGCTCTTATAGAGAGTTCTGGAAGCAAGAACGTGAGAGGTGTATTCACGGATATGAGCCAGAAATTAATGGTAACCCTTGTGGTATCCGTATATCAGGTGAACACTACTTCTACCTCAACTTCTGCCCTATAGGTAGAGTTGGGATTGATGAGAACACTGGTCTTGAGACAGAAGTTGTTGACTTTCCAATGTTCTGTGCAATGGATTATTACTGGTTCTTAGAATTAGAAGCCAGAGAGAACCCTAAACGTTATAATCTCCCAGCTGAATATAGAGGGCATATCATTCTTGCTAAAGCAAGAAGGAAGGGATGGTCTTATAAGAATGCAGCAGGTGCAGTATGGAAATACAGCTTTGTCCCTAATTCTAAAGTCCTTATTGTTTCAGAGACTGGTGAAAAGTCTGCTGATACATTTGAAAAGTGCCTATCCTATATTGATTTCCTCACTGATTATACAGAGTTTGGTGGTCCTACTATATATAGAAATTACCAACCCAAAAAGGCAGGTGGGATTAAAGCAGGTGTTAAGGCTAAGAAGAGTGGTGCAGAAAGAGGTAGGAGATCTGTTATTGAAACAGTAACCCTCTTTAACAAGCCTCATTCAGCATCTGGTAAAGGTTGTGCAAGAGTAATATTTGAGGAAGCAGGAGAAGTAAAACGGCTTAAGGAAGCTTGGGCATTTACAGAACCAACCCTAAGGTCTGGAAAGTTCTTGAAAGGTATTGCAATTATCTTTGGAACTGGTGGTGACATGGATGGTGCTACTCAGGATTTTGCAGATATGTTCTATCAACCTACTAAGTACAAGCTGAAAGGTTACAAGAATATTTATGAGACAGGTGCTAAAGGACAATGTGGATTGTTCATTGCTGATATGTGGTTCAGGGAAGGTGCAACATTCACCAACCTGGATGGAGCATCTTATGATGCAGTGGATGCTAATGGAAACTCACGTCATTGGGTAGCAGAGATTGATCTCAATATTGAGAGAATAGCTTCAAAGGGAAAGGATAAGAAATCTTATAACACAGATCTTACACAGTATTGTAAAACTCCTTCAGAAGCATTCTTGGTACCAGAAGGGAATATCTTCCCTACTGCAGAACTCTATCAGCGCCTTTCACGTCTGACATCTAATAATGAATTCAGACTTCTTGGTACTGTTGGAGAATTGATAACTGTAAAAGGAGAAACCAAGTTTAAACCAGATTTAGAGGGAAAGCTTCAACCTATACAGAATTTTCCACTTAAGGAAACTGATGATCATGAAGGTGCTCTTGTCATCTACGAACATCCTATTGAAATTCATGGGCTTATTCCTAATGATGCATATATAGTTACCATTGACCCTATTGGCATAGATGCTGAAGGTGGACAGTCACTTGCATCAATATTAGTGCTAAAATCCTGTAATTACCCATTTGAAATGGGGCATGATGAAGTGGTAGCTGAATGGACAGGTAGACCAAAACTAGATCCTATGGACACCATTCATAATATACTCCTGAAACTATCAAGATACTATAATGCACAAGCTACACATGAGAATGATAGAGCTGGGAAAGCAGTAAGGGAATACTTCATTAAACATAATGAATTTCATCGCTTAATGAAACCACCTGCCTACCTCATAGGGCAGTTTATGGGAACATCAAGAACATTACAGAGACAGACAGGTCACTCTATGGGAGCTGAGAAGCTTAAAGAGATGGGTGAAATATATACTAATCAGTGGCTTAGGGAGGAGAGAAAGAATCCATATACAGGAGATACAGAAACCAACCTAGATCTTCTTTCTTCTAAGCCCCTTATTAAGGAACTTATACAATACAACCGGAAAGGTAATTTTGATAGGGTACTGAGCCTTATGGGAGGTATTATACAGATGAGAAATCATCATAAAGAATTTATTGAAAAGGCTAAAGACGTAGATCAGGTGATGGACTACTTCATTTCCAAGATGCCTGAGCATATAAGAAATCGTAAAAATGCTATATCGAAAACCAAAACAACAACTGAAGTTCACGAGCAAAAACAAACAATGGCGAGTGGACAGTATGAATTATCTGTGTAGTCAGGCAGACGAATTCTTCTATGCTAATTGGGAAACCATGTGGAAGAACTATCGTGCATATAATGCAGATTATGACCAAGATGACTTCCAGAAATTCTGTGACCCTTTGGGTTTAGATATAGGTACAGGTAAGGATTATGTACAAGCCTTTAACCATGTGCACAATAAGATTGATGTACTATCTGGTGAAGAGGAAAAGAGACCTTGGAATTACCATGTAGTGTCCTTAGCACCTAATACTACTAATAAGATTCTAAGGCAGAGAGAGGGTGATTATAGGAAATTCATTAATGCAGCTCTTAATAAGGAGGCACAACTTGCACAGCAAGAAGGTATGATGCAACTTCAAGGTGTACCACCTGAACAGCAGGAAGAAGCTAAGAAACAACTTGAGCAACAGATTCAGAAAGAGATGGAATTCATACTCACACCTGAACTTATAGAGCAGAAGTATGAATCATTTAAAACAGCTGAAGAACAAGCTCTTGAGAAGATAATGAAGAGGGCTACCATTAAGGAGCACCTTAAGCATAAGAAGACTCAATCATGGTTCAATAGTAATATTAGTGGCCTTGAATATGTAGGCGTTTGGATGAAGAATGGTAAACCACACCTTGAGGTAATCAATCCCTTAGGTGTTGCCTACCATAAGAGTCCTGAAGAACAATTCACACAAGATGGTGATTACGTAGTATACAAGCGAGAGATGACTACTGGAGATGTTCTTGATAATTATGGCCACCTGATGAAGAAGAAGGACCTTAAGCGCCTTGATGATTATTCAGGTAATGTCTATGGCTTAGATGCTAAACTATACTCAAAAGATGGCTATTCCCCCAGTCACTGGGAGAACATAAGATACAAATCTAACAACGATGGAACTCCTTCATCAGGAGATATATTACACAGTGGGCAATATGGACAATCTACAGGTTCACAAGATGACTACCATACTGTCTATACAGGCTTCTGGAAATCACAGCGTTTGATGGGCTTCATAACATGGTATGATGAATATCATAAGAAGCACACAGATATCGTAAGTGAGGAGTTTGAACTTCCAGATGAGCATAGAACAAGATCTGAAAAGCAATTTGGAGTTACTAAGAAGATCTAT